TTCATTAATGGCAGTTGATGAGTCTACAACTATAAAAACTCCAAGTGCAAAAAGAACAAAAGCTATTTTAAATCTTGGTAAGGTTGCTTTGTATAGAAGAATTCTTACAGGATCTCCTGTAACTAAATCACCACTAGATTTGTATACACAATGTGGTTTTTTAGATGGATATCTTCTTGGCTTTGATAGTTACTATGCTTTTAGAAATAGATATGCAGTGATGGTAGAAAGAAATTTTGGTGGACGTAGAGTTCAAATACCAAAAGGTTACAAAAGACTCGGAGAGTTATCAGATAAATTAAAACCTTTTTCTTACAGAGTATTAAAAGAAGATTGTTTAGATCTACCAGATAAAATTTATATTAAAAGAGAAGTTGATTTGACTGATGAACAGAAGAACACATATCTGACTATGAAATCCGCGGCCCTCGCTCAACTAAAAGGTAAGATGGCAACCGCTCCTCACGTATTAACGCAACTAATGCGTTTGCATCAGATCACATGTGGGCATCTAAAAAATGATGATGATACAATTACAGAAATAAAAAACAATCGTATATCTTCTTTGTTAGAATTGTTAGAAGAGGTGGAGGGCAAAGTTATTATTTGGGCTAATTATGTTTACGATATTAATAGAATAGTAAAAGCCATTAGTTTAAAATATGGAGATGATACAATCGTACAATATTATGGTGCAATACCGGCAGAACAAAGACAAAAGAATATAGAAAAGTTTCAAGACCCAGACTCACCAGTAAGATTTTTTGTAGGCAATCCACAGACCGGTGGTTATGGTATTACACTTACGGCAGCTAATAATATAATCTACTATTCTAATGGATATGACTTAGAAAAAAGACTGCAGTCAGAAGACAGAGCGCATAGAATAGGTCAAAAAAAGGCGGTGACATATATTGATCTTATAGCACCAAAAACAATAGATGAAAAGATAGTAAAAGCTTTACGTAAAAAGATAAATATAGCAACAGAAATTATGGGTGAGGAGTTAAGAGAATGGATATAAAATACGAAATAGAGCCTGTATTTAAAATAGAATTTTTTAAAATTAAATGCATTAATTTTAAAAGTAAAAAGAAAAAATTAGAGAAAGCATTAGAACGGTATCCTGAAATGCCCCAAGCTAATTTTGGTAGCAATAGAAATAAATGTAGTATTAATACAGAATTTAGAGAAATATTTAAAGATGAGTTTAGTTTAATTAGAGCAAAATTTAATTCTAAAATTTTATTGCAAAGAGTTTGGTCTGTGGTTTATCACAAAGGTGATTATCACGTTCCACATAATCATAGCTCAACTGGTTACTCTGGTATACTTTATTTAGATATGAAATTAGAATCACCTAGAACAACTTATATACAGCCTTGGAATAACCAAGAAGATAAAAGTGTTCTATATACACCACCTGTAAACGAGGGAGATATAATGATAGTGCCACAATTTTTGATGCACTATACTACACCTAATCCAATTAAATTTAAAAAAAGAATATTATCTTTTGATTTTGTATTAGAACCTGTGTTGTTTTAATGGAATTAATTATTTTAAATGATGGTATTTACAGTTTAGTTCCTGTAACTAAAGCTATGCTATCTGATCTTGCTTTGCATACTGAAGTAAATTGTTTTGATCTTTGTGATATATTAAGATTAAAACTAACCACGTATCACGAGTTTATTAATCGACACGTTATGAATGATGGTAGTGGTGATTTCTTTGGTTGTATCTGTCGTTAAATTTCTTCGTATTGAGTTTTGCCGGCGTCGTTTCTAAAAGCTTTTAATCTTTGTTTACGATTACCATCTTTGTTATATGATACATGCAACCATCCAGACTCTGGTGTGCCAGTATAAAATTCTAAGATTGCCTGGTCATAGTCTAGGTTATTAGTAACCCAATCAAATAATTCTTTGTTATCCACTGAATGACATTCGAAGTCAGCCGCCTGGCCCCGTGCATGCTGCGATCGTTCCGAGCTGCCGATAGCTACACATAGAGCTGGTGACCTGTAACCTGAGGATACGCTTACAACTCCCCACTCATCACGAGTTGGTTGTAAAATATTTTCACACAGTAATTTTAAATTTTCTTTGTGTTCTTCTGTTGGTGTATTATCAATACCCTTACGCTCCGCTGTCTGCGATTTAGTAAGCTCTCTTAAACTAAAATTAGGACTCAACTTCATTTAAATATTATTCCTAATGCGAAGAGTACAGCAGATCCCGCTGCTGCTAAGAGAACCCAATAGACTTTATCTATCTTGCCGCCCAACTTCTCGACATCTTCGTGTACATGTTTTAAATTCTTTTTGACACCTGAGATGTGTCCGTACAAAGATAAAATGTGTTCTCTAGTATTTTTTGGTTGCATTGCCATTATGCCAATCCTCTATTTTTATTTTTTACGTTTTGTCTTCTTGCAATAGCTCTATCCAAAGGATTAGAATATATTAAATCTTCGTTTGGAGTTAAGCCCGTAACTTGATCTATATTACCAAACTGAGCATTGTTTACAAGTGATGCATCTGGTAGGCCTAGTAAACCTGGCGTAGCTGCTGCCGGGCCAAGTGTTGGTATTGGTAATTTTCTAAAAGGGTTTTCAAGAATAGGAAATACATCTCCATCTAAAGATGTTTCTGCTAAAACATCTCTTATTCTATCTATTACATCAATTGCTGCATCAAAAGGATTAGGCGCCCCTATTTGTGCCGATCTAATATCAAATAATTCAGCAACATCTCTTGATACAGAGTATGGTCTAAATAATCCCTCTTCAAAAAATCCAAAAGCTCTTCGTTCTCCTCTGTTAGCCATGTTTTCTGCAATAGCATCTGTTTCCATGCCTAATGTTTTAGCTGCTTCTAAATCTAAATACATTCTTCTATTTATTTCATATAAAGCTCTGTTTGAATCTATGTATGCGTCTACAACTTCTTCAGGTGTTACAACACCACCTTTTAAAGTTCTTTTTGTAAAAATATTTCTTGCTTCTCTTATGCCATCTTTAAATTGTGTTATTTTATAATTTAAAGATTTACTAGGATCTACAGTTACTCTACGTAAACCAGCGATACCCAATAACTCGTTTCCTAGTTCATATTCGTTACCTCGTTGATCAAATCTACCTAAACTATCTATGGGTCTAATTGCTAAACCTATTCTACCTAACTGTCTCCAGTTTAATGGTGCTTGTGCTTCAACTAGGTGAGCAACTGATTTTGCTATTTTACTACCAATAGGATCTATTGCAGGATCTTGACTATATATTTCTCTACCATCCGCTGTTCTACCTGCTCTACCAAGTATCGGTGCAATATTTTGTAATGCTTCTGTCCAAATAGATTCTGATATAAATGGTTGTCCTATTTCTTTTGTAGACTCAATAAGTCCAAGAATAAAATCATCCATAATTCCATCTTTATCCGTTCTGCCTGAGTTAACTGCGTTAACAACAGTTTGTATTGGTCTTGTCAAAGTATCGTATGCATTTAAGTGAGAAAAATCTACGTATGAAAATTTACCGTCATCATTTCTAAATGGTACAAGCACAGAATTTTTTGACCACTCAGGAACATATCTTCTCATTGCCTCTAGTTCATCTTCACTAATGTCATATAATGTTTGAAACATGGTTACTGTAGAGAGTGGCAATGCAGCTGTTGTTGCAGCCATACCTGTTAATCTTTGCAATCCTCTTGCTCTTAATGGATTAACTTCTTTACCATTTATTTTTGCAGTAAAAAATATTTCATCTAAACCAGTTTGCACGATATTTGTTCCTGTTCTCATTATCTCTGCAGGAAAGGCTACAAAATTACCGACTGGTAATTTTCTTAATCCTTTTATAAATTCTGATACAAATGCATAATTTGGTACGTTATTTTTAACTAACTTAGCTGCTTGTTTTTTTATAAATTCATCATCAAATTTACCAATTTTTTTTTCAAATTTTCTTCCTTCAGCATCAGTAACTATTTCAATAATATCATCACCAAAAGCTTGACCTTTTGCTCTATAAGCTTCTTTTATTTTTCTTTGTTCTCCTAAGAATGTAAATATTTTCCAAAAATCATCTTCAGCTGTGTATGCGTCTTGTGCACCTTTTTGAATTCTTTTTAAACCTCGCATAAAAGTATTAAAAGCATTATAATCAGGTCCTACTTGATTTAATACTTTGCCAAACTCTACATCTTCTAACAGATCCATAACTTGTCTAACCTGCACCTGTGAGTTTACTACACCAAGCTCTAACAATTCTTGATAAAACTCATTATCTTTTCTAAATCCTTTTAATTGTAATGCATCAAACGCTCTTTTAACATCATCTGTTTGACCAAAAGGAACAAAACCATTTGCAGCAGCGAAGGCCGCTGCACTAATAAAATTTCTTGCGTGAGTAAATGGTGCAAGAATTGTTTTAGCCATTTGTGATGTGGCTTTAGGATATAATACTAAATTTTGATATAGTGTTGCGGGAAGATCTTTTGTTTTTCCTAAATTACTGAGTTCCGTTAAAGCGTCAACATAGTCTGCTAAAGCATATTTACCAGCAATGGGATTTACAATTTCATCTATTGCTTCTTCTTCTATTAATCTTGCTTCCTCTATTTTATCTACAGGTTTGATTGTTGCACTTTCATCTTGAAATCTACCTAATTTTGTTTCTCTAATAGATCCACCTTGAGGGGCTGATATACTTTTATAATCTTCGTTGATTTTAGCTAATTGACCAAAATATTTTTTTGCTTCTCCAGGATTATTTACAAGAAAAGGAACTCTTGGTTCTGGTCCTACTTTACCACCGGCTAACCATTTATCATAATTTTCTTTTAACTTGTTTGATTGTTTTACAAGATCATCTAAATATTGATTTAATCTTACTTGTATAGATAAAGCATTAGTTCCTTCGAGAATTGTAGACATAGGATTTTCAGTTTTACCTAATAATTTTTTTATAGTTTGTTGTCCAATACCTGTAAGGTCTGACATATTTTTACCACCCAAGGTTCTTACAAAAGATTTATCTTTTGCCACCATTTTATTTATGTCATCAGCTTCAGATTTTACAAAAAATGCAGGTATTTCTTTAAATCTAACTTTACCTGATTTAGTTCTTGAACTTAACATTACACCTTTTTCTAAAAATGATTGTTTCCACACTGTATCAACCATAGATTTTGCTACATCGTCAGGTAGTGTGATACCTTTTCTTGCTGCTTCACTTTGAAAATCTTGTATTGCTTCATCAATGACTTTTTTGCTAGGTCTATAATTTGCAGCTATCTCTAAGGTTCCTGAATTTTTTTGAAATACATCATATCCTCTGTCTAAAACATCATTAATTGCTTGAGGTATGGTTTCTTGAAAGTTTTTTAAAGCATCATCTGTTAGTCTACCACCCATCATGGTAAATAGTTCTGACCATGTTCCTCTAATATCATTAAAATTGTCTACTAATTTAGCTACATCTTTAGGATCAGCTTTATAATTTGTTATTAAATCTTGAGTAAATTCTTGCACTTGTTTAAGATTTATTGGTTTAAGTGTAACAGCACCACTAATCGCATCTATATCAGGTCTTAAATTATTATTATCAGTTAAAATGTCATTCATTTTTTTTAATAATTCTTTTCTTTTTGGATCATCTAATTTAGAAAATATGTTAGTTTTTAATATTCTGTTAGTTATATTTTCTATTTCAATAAAAGAATTTTCTGCAATGTTTGTATCTTTTGCAAGTAATCCTTGATATCTTTTTTCTACATCAAACGCTTCTTGAGGCGCACCACCTCTTGCTCTTAATGGTTTAGATATCCATTTATCAATAAATCTGTTTGCTGCATCTGAGAAATCATCTCCGGTAACACCGACTGCTTTTCCTGTGCCAGCTTGATTTCTTAATTTAGATATGCCTTTACCAGCAGCTCCTATCGCTCCTGTAAATAACGTGCCTTCTACACCAAACCTTAATCTATTTAATAATTCTGTTTTAGGATCATCTTTATCTCTTTCTATCTCTGTTGGTCCACCAAGAAAATCACCAAATGATCCAGCCTCTTCTACATCACCTACAAATGCTCCTTCTGCTACGCCACCTGCTAGGGCTCCCTTACCAAATCTTTTTAATTTTTCATTAGCACTTAAATACTTACCAGCTTTTTTTGCTTGTAATGTTGCCTTTGTTAAACCCGACCCGATCTTAAATGCAAGACCTCCTGGTATACCAATGTTAATAATTAATTCTGTAATCTTACCTGCAGCTGTGGATTCTGCAGCCTCATCAAAAGGATTAATCTCATCAAAATATGCTTCGACTGCCTCCGCTCTATTTTTATCTACACCTAAATCTAAAAGAGTTGCGCCAAGTGTTGCTGCCCCTTCAAATATTTTAAATACACCTGATCCTACTCCCGCTAATATAGAGGTAGCTAATCCATAATCATCTTTTGTTTTTGATGTATTTTTATTAGATCCAAAGAGTCTTTCGTAATCTTGTTGTGAGATTGCCATTTAGACCTCCTAGAATATAGTTTTAAGAACTTTAAGTGTGCCTGTTGATGGATCAATTGTAATTAATTCTTTAGCGCCTTTTACATCTGCACTATCTCTTACGTAAATTACACCTACACTTATTTTTTCTGCAGCTCCTTCTCCTTCAGGTAATGGACCTCCAAAAGTAAATTGTGGTAATACCTGTTCGATAGCACTTTGAATTACAGAAATACTTTTTTTACTGGTACCGACTCCATTTTTTACAGCAGCTTGTAAAGCTGTATCTAATGTTAGAGCCTCTTTATTCATCTCTATGTTGTCTCTTATTTTAGTTCTGTTTAATTCTATTAATTTGTTCATCTCAGCTCTAGATATTTCACCTTTTATATATTTATTAATTGCAAGAGCCGCAGCGCTGTCATCTATTTTTCTAGCTCTGCTTGGTCTTTTAGCTTCTTCTTCAAAGAATTCAGAAAAAGATGATCTAACAGTGGCATCATCCTTCAAAGCTTTACCAGCATAACTTAATAACATGTCTGCAAAATCTTGACCTCTTGCTTTGTCTTTACCTAATGCTTTAGCAAAAACTTCTTTATCTATATCTATGCTTTCTTCCATGTCTTTTGGTTCTACTTTGCTATCTTCTAAATCTTTATCTGCTTTATTTAAAATATCAGAGGTAGCTAAATTGTTTATTATAGTTGGTAAATCTTCTTTTTTTTCTACTTCTTCTTCACCAAGTATCGCTCTTTCTAATTTACCAGGTAATAAAGTTCTAGCTATTGTCTCGCCACTTGGTAGCATTTCTGTATAATCTGATAAACCAAATGCTGCACCTGCTCCTAAACTTTTTTTAGGATTTCTAGCTATAAAATTTAATACAGAACTTGAACCTGGAATCGAACCAAACTGACCTAAGTTTCTCATAAATGTTTGACCCATAGTGGGTTCAACATATGGAATTAATTCTTTGCTTTGAGACATTACTGGTGGTTTTCTAGAAAATAAATTTTTACCATATCTAAGAGCTGCAGGTATTCCTCGCATAGCAGCTGTTCGTAAAGCGTTGTATCCTAAAAAAGGTAAAAAGAAAGCGTGTTTTTCTCTACCACTAGCATCTCTGTTAGCATTATTACCGACTCCAAAAGTTGCTTGTGGTTCTACTGATCCACCTTTTGCATATCCTAACCCAGACGTAATCCCCGTTCCTCGACTATCGACGGGTCCGCCTCTAAACATTGGTCTTCTAAATGTGTTCATTATCCAAATATTCCTAACTTACCTAGTACACCGCCTGCTCCGGCTGCGCCTCCTAAGAAACTAGCTAATGGACTTGCTGGTGCTGCACTTGGTTGATACCCGACTGTTGTTACAGGTAATGCTCCCGGTTGTATTTGTGCTAGTTGTTGTCCTACTAGCCCTAATCTTGTAAATGGTTCAAACTGTGCCTCTCTTCCAGCAATTTGTTGTGCATCTAATTGTGCTTGTGCAAACGCTTGATCAGCTTGACCCATAGCTTGTTGGAATTCACCAAGACCTTGTCTCGCCGCTAGATCATCTGCTGCTGCAGCTCTTGCATCTTGAAATCCTGATGCTAATAATTGTGCTTGTAATCCTGCTCTACCTAATGCTGCTTGGTTTGCTGCTTCTGTCGCTTGTATACCTGCTCTTGCTCCACCAAAAGCACCTAGTCTTACAGCATTATCTCTTAATCCTGTTTGTTGTATTGCTTGTTGTCTATCAAATTCTGCAAGTGTAGTATCAATCACCTCTTGTTGATAAGGTGACATAAATTGTTGATAGGCTTGTGGTCCAACTAAAGATCCTAGTCCTGCTGCTGCAGCTGATGCATCTTTTTGTAGTTGTGTTTGTGCTGCAACTTGTGGATCAAATTTTGTTGTATCTATTTTTTGTCCAATAAGTGGTGTTAATTTTCTAGTAAAGGCTGTAAGCGCGCCTTCTAGTACCGGTGCCGGTAGTACTTGTGTTTGGTCTACTGACATTATGCTCTAGCCTCTAAGTTATTCATTAAATCATACATACGTTGTGCTCCTTTATTAACACTACCACCACCCGCTGCTCTGACTGCATCAGCAGTCATTACAAATTCGTTTTTAGATAATCGTGCCGGCACGTCATCTGCTTTTTCTTTTTTGCCTATTGGCACGAAACCGCCTTTTCTTAAATCCATTTCTTTTCCACCAAAGTCTAACATACCCCCTTCTGCTAAAGATACAATACCACCCTCTTTTAATCCTAATTCATTAAATACCTCCATTATTTCATCCTCTGTAAAGTCATTTACCTCCATAGCAAATCTAATTGCATCTCTTCTAGCTGCTGCAATTGCCTCCATATCTGCTCCTGCCTGTGCCATTTCTGCTGCCTGTGTTGCATTAAATTCTCTTAGTGCTTTAGTTGCTTCTGTAAATGCTAGATCTCCTGTGCCTTGTGCTGCTGGTATTGCAATTGCTCCACCTAATTCTTTTAATCCTGGAAATCTTGCACCTTTTTTACCTGCTTCAAATAAAAGTCCTGGATCTTTTCCAAATTTTCTAAATGTTTCTCCAGTTCCTGTTACAACATCAGATAAAGTTGCTATGCCTTCTCTACCAATATTTTCTGCACCTTGCATAAATCCTATTGGTTCAGGAGTTACTCCAGAAGCTTTCATAATTGCTGCTTCTCTAGCTGATGTTCCTGCTCCCCCTGTTTCAATACCAGATCTCATGCTACCAGATACTTCTGGTGAACTTAAGGCACCTGTTAAGCCAGCTATACCTGCTGACAATAAATTTAATTCTTCTGCTTCTGGATCTGATAATCCTTGAGCTAATAAATTTGATCCTGATGATAAAAGAGCTCGACCAAGTGGCCCAGCAAAAATACCACTAGCTGGCACTAAAAAAGGCACCGCTGCTGATAAAAATGGTAGAGCTGGTCTTAATTCTCTAGGTACAAATTTTCTACTGACACTACTAGTAAAACCTAAAAACTCGTCTTTAAGTTTTCTTTGTGCTTCTTTACGTTTTTCGTTTAAATCTGATAATATACCCATAATCTTCTAATTTACTTGTTTTTTGTTCAATCGTCAACGATCCTATATATTAGTTTTATTACCAAAAGCTGATGGTCCCACAACAACATTGACACTTCTTGATATATCCTCTTGTTTAGTGTCAGTTACTGGACTATTTACATCTTCTTCTGCCTCTTTATCAGACAAGTATTCTCTGCCTGTTTTAAGGTGTTTTATAGTCACTTCGACTCTTGGTTTATATACTTTTACTGTTTTACCATCTACTATTTGATCTTCGTAACTTTCTTCTTGTTCTACAAATGGCATTATCTGTCCTCCCTGTTAATTTCTAATATAGATGCGATAACATCCACATTACCGCTGGTTGCCTGCACCTTTAATATTTCACTCTCTAACATAATTAAAGGCTCACTTAATACTTGTTCTTTTTGACCTGATGTTAAAGTGACATCATTATCTACTACAAAAGCTGTGCCCGATGCATTAGTTAATGTTACTTTAACAACCGCTGATCCAGATGCGTCTTCTACAACCAAAAGAGATTTAACAATAGCACGTGAATTAGATGGTACTGTATATAAAGTCGTAACATCTGTAGTTGTTAAACTTACTTTATCATTTTTATATATATTAGCCACTATCCTAATCCTAACCAAGTAAATCGTTCTTGGTCTTCTTTTTGTTGTGTTAAGTATGTTGAGTTTAATTGTTCTATCAAAATAGATAACGCTCTATTTATTTGTCTTTGGTTATCTTCACTGTATTCTTTTTTAGGTTCCGGTAATCTCACTACTATCTTTGCCATTAGCCTCTCCTTCCATCTGGTTGTAGGTCCACTTGAAACGTACCAAATCTCCACGATTCACCGGCCCCTGTGTTTTCTATTTTAATATTTGCATAACGTCCTCTAGCTCTAGTGTCAACTTTAGTTGTGCTAGATGTTATTGTAAAAGGACTTAAGTTTGTAGCTGTACTATCATCAGCTGGAAAATCTTTTACAGATATAGTTACTTGGTTGTTACCTGTTAACACTTTAAAGTTTGGTAAAAATCTACGCATAGCTAAAAACACTTCACTTTGATCTTTTTGTAAAGAAAAACTAAAAGACTCAACAAAAGAAGTTAGTGCTGTCGTACTACCATCAGGATTAACTTGATCTGTTCCTATTTCGTGTTCAAAAAGCACAGTTTGTCCTAAACCACTTTCACCAACAACTTCTGGAAAAGTTCCTGAACTAGAACTGTTGTATGCAGTTGCATATGGTTTAGGATATACAAGTGAGTCTATCCAAGTTGTTCTTATAGAATTTGTATTCGTACCTGTATACCAATTACCCATAGGTAAATTAGCGTTATCTTGTCCATAGTTATAAACAACATATCTATCATTAAATGTAGCATTAGCTGTAGGATACCACCAAATAACTTCTGTGAATAGATTGTTTATACCGGCACAAATTTGTTGTCCTTTTGTAGTATCGATATCATCGTAAACAAAATCTTCAACAGAACAAGGTAAGGTGTTAACTGTACCATCAAATGAAAAGAAACCATTATTACCCATCCAATATGCAACACCATCTATTTCAATAGCTGCATTTTTACCAATGAGTCCACAGTTTGTACCAACCTGTTCAAAACCAAATGTAAATGGTGCACCTACAAACTTCATCGCATACAATGCATTGTCAGTCCATACTAGAATATTTTCTTTTGCAACTAACGCACCCATAATTTTTGTGCCATCTTGTAGTCTTTGTGTGCCTGCTGTGTTTGTAGCTTCAGGTGTATAATTATTTATATCTTCATCAACAGAGAATCTTATAAGCATATCATCTTGTGTTGTTGGTGTGCCTATGGTTACTTCTGTTCCAAAATGAATTAAGTGTCGTGTTGTTGGTGATATTAAAGTAACTCTAGTTGCAGTTGGATTATTTGTTGTTTCAAATCCAGATGTGTTTGTAGCAGCTCTATTGCCAGTTGGATTTGCAGCTCCTGCATTCCATGTAAATGTTTTACCGTTTGCGATTGTTGCAACTAACACTTCACCAAAATTACTTAAAGACCAAAGTCCTGGTTCAAGAGTTACAGTAGACGCTTGCACTGCACTACCATAACCTGAAAATAAACTTGCGTCTGTCACTGTAGCACCACTACTGTGTGCCTGTCCGTTGGATGTGCCAGCTGTTGCCGTTCCGTTTGTACCTCTGGTAATACCTAAAAATTGTGTAGAACTTTTGGATGTATATGTAATTAATTCATTAGCAACTGCAATTGTTCCTGAGCTTGCAAAACCAGTTGTAGATACAACTGTAACCGCGGTCCCCGATCCACCAGTACCTGCAGTGTCTGCGCTCAACGATCCATTTAAAGTTGTAGTCGCAGCGCCCGTCACCGTGCCACCATAATTACCTATACCAAAACCATAGCCATATGATTGTGCTGCAGGTCCTATTTTTTCATATGGAGTTACATCACAACTACCACCACC